TCTAAATTCATAGTTCCGTGAATGTAATCGAGTATTTTGTTTCTACTTTTACATTATTTGCTTGTGTGTTTTTTAGAGGAATCGTTATCGAGGATACAAACAAAGAAGATGTGTTTTCTAATATTAAGTTTGCGGACTCGTCTATTCTTGGCTGAATAGATCCACTGGAATATAAACTCAGAATATCATCTTGAGAATAATTGGATAGATATGGATTTACGTTCATCGCGAAATCTTGAATGGCGTCGGAATGTCAAATGTCATTATAGAACCGCTTTGTTCGGCTCTTATTTGAACTTTAAAGTATCTTTCTTGTGGTAATCCACTTGTATCCAGCATGAAATAATTTCCATATGAATCAAAACTCAGTTGAGTGTAAGCATCGTATGGTATAACATCTTCTTCGGACTCTGCGTCTTTTATCACATAGTAGCTGGATGACGGCAGGTAATATGGATATAGATAGTCTGAAAATCTTTGAATATCACTCGGTCCTCTCGCAAAGGTTTTTATTGGATAACGCTTTCTGGGAGTGACATCCATTCTAAGTATGGATCCGTACTTGTATTCCTTGGCCATATTCTTCATGGATACAACGGCGTCTCGTATTTGAATTGGTTCTGCACTAGACGTGTTAAACCCAGGTATCATCCACGCAATTTCGGAATCTTCCCAAGCAACATCCAAGTATGGTGAATATATGGTATTGGTTTCTTTTGAGAAAAAGCGCAATGTTCCATAGTCCACGGAACTAGTTTCATCGCTGTGCATGACTATCAATCCATTATTTACAACCGTACTGGATATCCACGCATTTACGATGTTTGTTACATCCATGCGCACGTCCGATGATTGGTAGTAAAAAGACTGTGAACAAGCTAGTCCGCCGGTGACAGGCGCAACGGGTGGGGTAGGTGCTGCGGTTGTGGTTGTGCTTGGGCAGTCGGGATACAAATCATATGGATTTGGATTCACATATGGCGGCTCGACGTAACCGGAACCAGACCCAACCAAGCTTCCAGATACCCACCAAACTCCGCCGCCGTCGCAGCTTGCAACTGAACTGCTGTACCAAAGTTTTGTTTGCCCGTCCCTGAATTTCCAACTTACTCCGTCGGAGTAATCGTTTTCATCAAACTTATATCCGGTTCCCATTTGCCAAGATTCCGATATAGGATATGCCGCAAGCGTGTATTCACTTGGGACTTCCATGGATTCACAAACCTTCAAGTTCAAATAAAATCGTGGATTTGTTATTTGTCCACATGCTATTGACTGGGATATTTGAGTTAGGTCAAAATATAATAATGCTCTGGTCAGCACCGCACCTAAATTTCCTTCGGTACTGCCGCATGCATAATAGCTTGTTCTCTTTTCAATTTCAAGCACCTCATCCAACCCAGTGTTCTTGAACATCAAAACGGGGTTACTTGAAATAAATGCGTCTTTGGTTGGATATAAAAAGTAATGCATGACTGTGGTTAATACTATATAAATATACAACCCGCCGAAAAATATACATTCTAAAGGCGAATGGTAAGATATTATAGCACTTTTCCAACAATATCCTTAGTTGGATATTTTACTTCAAAAACCGATGGATCCAAGGATGGATATATGACCTTATCTACAGTTGCACTTTGAATATTGTATTCGTATGGGGAATAATCACCATCTCTGACGGTCAAGTTTTTGAGTTTTAGGTAATTTACGGATTGTACACCATCAACTCTACTTATTTCCAGTTCCAGTCTGCTTAGATTGATTGGTTGGCAGAATTGAGCATTATCTATGTCAAAATATTGTTGAACTGTAGTCAAACAGTTGGTCAGTACGTCTCGCTTGTTGTAGTTTTTATATACAATTATTCCAAAATCTACTCCAATGTTTATGATATATCCATCTATTATGTTGACCGAATCCGTCAACATTCTGTATTGATTTAGATAGGTTTTCAGATTTTCTTGGATGGCAAGGTTTGATGTTATTAGTTTCTTTTGACTGTTATAGCAGAGTATATACAGATTGACCGCAAAAGGATTGTAGTTTGCCTTTGAAGTATCCACGGTCTGATCTGCTATTGCATATGCCTTCGCGATAGATCCGTACTTTGACGGCATTGCATACGATCTAACTATGTAGTCTTGCTGGGTCACCGCTCTATTTTGAGCGGAATAATTTGCAAGGGCGTTTGTTCTGATACTGTCATTTGACTCACTGCCCATACCACCAACAGCGGGTATGGAATTATTGACTTTTATAGAACGTCTCACCGTACTCGTTAGATTTTGCTCTAGGTTTGGAAGCTCTGTTATATCCCCAAAAAATTCAACGGATGTTACGTTTGTTATCGAATTTGCATTTACATTGCTTGTAACACCACCACCAACAACGTATCGTATTGTCAATGTTGTGTTGGCAGGTGCTTGTCCGTATGATTTCGACGACAAAAAGTTTGCTGGGTCATACGAGACATTTTCTGTTCTGAACAACGATTGATTCGAGACGGTGTTTACATTTGGAATTATTATCTCATCGTCTTTTACATTTGTACCGGCTCCGAATTCTATGAAAGTTGTATCGTCCGAATTTGTGCCTGTTATAAATCTTCTTGAAGTTCTAAGGAACTTTATTAAAAACGGAGCGGTGTCTCTGTATTTTGACATCACCATGTCATTCTTGAATATGTTTTCCGAATCTATCGGAACCATATCTTGAGCCAAATATTCTGTCTCGTACCAGCGATTTCCGTCGGAATCATATATGTCCATTATACCAATAACGTTGGCCTCGGCCAATTCCAATCTATAGAATGACGTTGGATCCGACACAGATACAGTTTTTGTTATTATCTGGCCAGCGGAGGCTGCAACCGTCTTTTTCAAAACATAAAATTCAGGCTGTCCAGAGGAGTTTCTTTGATACACCGATATTTCTAGTGGATCATTTTTTGTATCAACTGTAAAATCAACTGGGAAGTTTGTTATGAAACTTACGCTATTATCGCTAATTGCAGTCATGCCAGGTTTTATTATTTGAGCATAAGTTAAGTCAGGAACGATTTCTCCGTTTGCATCCGTCTTGGATGGTACTAGCTGATAAACATCCAGTGAAGTTACTGAAGGAGTTGACACTTTTACTCTGTATCCAAGGGAGCGTGCCGAGTCTATAATATTTTGTCTTTCTTCCGAATTTACAAGCATCGACTCCTTAAATTGATAATCTACGTAATAAGACAAAACGTCTCCAACGTAAGCTGCCATTTCGATAAACATCATACCAACGGATGCTTCGCTGAAGTCCTTGTATGTGTTAGGATAATATACCTTGGCAAAATCAACCAACGACTTTTTCAATTGTGAAAAGTCTTTATTTAGATATTTTACATCTTTTTTTGCCGGTTGAAATGATTTTTGCGTTTCTAGTATCATATATTTCCTTGTGCGGCAACCAATGTAATATTTTGTGGAGATGTTATACCAACATTATCTGCGGTAAATACAACGGATATTTTTACATAATACCCATCTTTTTCTTCGTCGGTATTACCAATCGTCACACTTTTTATATTGACAAATGGCAACCATTGTTTTACATCTTTTTTTATAGCACTTTCTAAAATAGATTGTAATTCTTCGTTGTTGAAATTAAACAAAACGTCCCACAATGAAGAACCGAAGTCCAAATTAAATCTTCTTTCTCCCTTTTTAGTATTTAATAAAAGATAAAGATTTGCTTTTACTTGATCAACCACATCAAAACTTTGGTTAAAATAACCCATAGGTCCATGCGATATGGGGAATGTTAAACCGATTGGAGTTTTTACTGCGGTGGACATTGATTAACGACGCTTTTCGCTGATTTTCTTATCCATTGCTTTTAAAAGTGATCTATAATCCTTTTTCAACGCATTGGCCACGGCGGCAACTTCCTTGTTTTCATTCAATTGCTGCGGGGTTAGTTGTTGTAAAATATCAACTGAACTCTGCATCGTTGTTTCGGTCGGTACTCCTCCCGTGGTTTCGTTTAGAACTTGGTTCAACAATGGATTCTTAGAATACATTCGCTGTGGTTGTGCAACTGGGGCCGGTGCCGATGGCTCCTCCATGAATACTTCCACTTTACTCTTAACCGATTGCTGTGTTGTAGCAGCTCTATTTTCCAATATTGCTGCCGAATTCTCTGATAGTCTCTCAGCCAAAACTTCCATCAATAACTGTGGAAGTGCGTTATTTACTTCTTCCTTTACTAAGGTTCTAATTATATCGACTAATTCATTCTTTTTCATATATACTATAAATATAGAGTTGTTTTATTTTATTCCGA